AGCCATCTCCATAGTGATGTACAAGACATTCTTACCTTGGAGCATTGAGCTGGCAGCAACATGACACATGAACAGGGACTTACCAACACCGGTGCCTGCCAGTGCGATGTTGAGCGTCTTATCAGGCAGACCACCTTTGGTAATCTTATTGAAGTTATCCAGATCAAACGGAAGCTTTTCCTCATCACGAGTATAGAACTCATAACGTTCTTCGGCGTTATCGATATAGTCGTGACCTACATATGAATCAAAGGCAACACCTAGAGCTTCAGTTAACAGATCTGGAATAGCATTCTTAGTTAACTTCTCGTCCTTACCATCCAGGATGTCAATAGACTTCATGATGCCGATATGCAGTGCACGTTCCTGGCACCACTTCTCAGTCTTCTCTAACAGGAAGTCCTCATCGATATCTACAGGAGAAAAGATCTCTGGAAGCATCGCCGAGATCTCAGTGAACATGTCATCAGACAAGTGCTCGTTCTGTTCCAGATCGATACGGAATGCGTCCAGAGTAGGTAAGGTGTTGTGCTTATCAACAAAAGAGCCGATCTGCTTGAAGATTACTTTTAGAGAACCTTCAAAGTAGTTCGGCTTGAGGAAAGGAATGACTTTACGGAGATAGCTCTCATTGTTTAATAGTGATCGTAGTATCACCCTGTTCAGATTCTGTGTCATAGAATTGAATGGTTCCTTTGTCATCATTTAAGCCTTCTTCAATCATCCAGTACATGATGTCAGAGATGTAGGCTTCAAACTTGTCATTATGATTAAGTTCTTTATGAGGTTCAAGCGCTTCATATCCAAAGGACAAACGAATATCATCATCCTCACCTTCATCTCCAGTGATAACAGTTCCGTCTTCCTTTTGAAGCTGAACGTCACTAAAGATGACTCGCACTCCTTTGTACTCACCCTTCAGAAGTTCAATACACCATCCAGGTGGCATGTTGATCCCCATATAGGACCAGTCTTCATCTTCTTTATACATTTTCCAGTTCATCCTCATCTACGATTGTTACGACCTCTTCAGGTACGATACCAATCTTGTACTGATCTTCAATAAACTTCTTAAATTTATTAGAGGTAATTATATCATACCAGAAGTCTTTTGTTAACTCTTTTTGCCTAAAGTTTTTTCCATCGATCTCTCCTGTTTCTTGGTCGACTTTGGCGTACCAGCCGTTTTTCGGTTTGACGACAAACTGACCTGCCAGAGCCACATCAAGTAGACCGGAATACTCATCGATGCCACCTTCCCAAGTAACTGAGATAGGAATGATTTTCTTTTCCCGTACATATCTGGACTTCTCCACGTTGATTACAAAGTCATACCCTTCAATCTCGGTGCCTACCTTGTTCTGGCGACGGCCGATGATCCAGATGTTATCTGCTGAGTAATAGATTCCTGTTCCACCAGAAACAACAGCCTTAGGGAACAGACCGATCTCTTGGTATGTATGGTTGATTGCAAGCATTGGAATGTCTTTCATGCTCAAGTATGGTGTTGCCATACGGAACAGACCTTTCAATGCTTTGGCACGTGACATATCAGCCACTGACTTCTCATTCAGTGCATCTTCCAGTTCCTTCTTGGAAGCGATGTTACCGATAGAGTCAATGATGACGATCACCTTGTCATCACGCTCCAGCTGCTCGAGCTGGTTGATCAAGTCAAACTTTAGTTCCTCAACGTTGGTGATAGGAGTGTGCAGTACACGGCCAGTATCAATATCGAAGTTCTGGAAGTATTCCTGTGGCGAACCAAACTCGGAATCATAGAACAGCATCACTGCTTCAGGATACTTCTTCATATAAGCCGATGCGATCTTCAAAGCGAATGAGCTCTTGAAGTGCTTGGATGGACCGGCAAGAACTGTAAGGCCTGGAGCGAGTCCGCCTTCCAGTGAGCCAGACAGTGCAACGTTCAGCATCGGAACGTCAGTTGGAATCATATCTTTTTCCGTGAAGAACTTAGACTCAGACAGGACTGCAGTGTGGTTGAGCTTAGAGTTCTTTTTCAATTTATCCATAACGGAAGACATAGGGGCTCCTTTCTGTTTCAATTGAGTTATTATATATTATTCGGGCTTAAATGTACACCTCTTTTTTTATAAATACTATACTAATATCATAAAGGGCAAACGCCATGTTCAAAAGAATGTTTGCTGCTTTTATTATGACACTGGCGGCTTCAGCAGCAGTGGCTCAGGAAGAGACCACAACCACGACAAATGATCCCATTGTCACAGAGAATACTACAACAAGTACCGTAACGACAACCAGTGACTCGACTAATACCGTCATCACTGCACCTCCTACGGCAATCTCCCCTACAATCAGTGCGTCTAATTCAGACCTGTGTACCGTCGGTGTATCCGGCGCTGTACAGACACAGATCCTTGGTATTTCTGCTGGTACTACTGTTAGGGATATGAACTGCGAGAAGTTAAAAAATGCTGTCACCCTATACAACATGGGGATGAAGGTTGCAGCCGTATCGGTTATGTGCCAAGACGAAAGAGTCTTTAGGGCTATGATGGATGCAGGCACGCCTTGCCCTATCGACGGTAAGATTGGCGCTGAAGCAAAGTCAGAATGGGAAGACCCTACGAATCAAGACAGAAGACCAGATTCACGACCAGGTATAGGAATGAACATTGAACCGGATACTAGGACCACTCTCATCGGTGGCGCTGTTGTTCTCGGTATTCTTGCCGTCTTACTCGGCGGCTGATACCGTATACGGAGTAACTAATAACGCAGCCAATGACGGATTAACCTGGTCACCCGTAGACGTTTTGCCAGATTTTTCATCCCCTAGCGTATCGTTACAAGTCAACGGCGTAACATACTATTATGTCATGACCAAAGACCCGACATCAGACGCTACTGTCTATGTTAGAAACGAAGACGCAGTCAACGGTGGATACATCTTTGAAGAAGTCGATGACTGGTCTGGCTTGCCCGGCAATTCCATCTTAAAGAACTTCAGGTTCCCTGGAATCCCTGGAGAGCAGTGGGGTGATGGTTCTATCACTGTAGATGGCGACGGAACGATTAGCGATGCATCTGTTATATACCTTTACAAGATGGATGTAGATGAAACAAATATTATATGCACCAACCCTTTAGCCGATCCAAATTGTCCAGGATTTTTGGACGCTTTATATAAATATTTAGAAGGCCTTGAGTATGTCGATCCAGAAGATGAGTTCTATGAATACTGGTTAGAGATGCAAGAGGGTCGCGAGATTGAAAACAAAGACGATAAGATTGAAATCGTTGAAGATGAAGAGGAAGATTTAGAGAAGAGTATGCAGACTGATCCCGATGTTGGAGGATTCATTGATGGATTTGCTCAGCAAGGGGTATTAGAACAGCTTTCAAACGACCCTCTAATTCAACCATATTATGAAATAGACTATCCTGAAGTATTAGTATATAAGGATGCTCTACAACTTGAAGACACATTATTGCCTGATAATAACAGGGCGCTGAGACAGTTGGCAAGTGATGCCAAACATTATTCTATGGTACGCTCTCAATATGATAGAGAAAACACAACCGGAGAATAACAAATGTTAAGACTTTTCGCTGCGCTTGCAGTTGCAGTCGTAGGCACTACGGCCAACGCTGAAAGCATTCCTATCACGGGTAACGTGGCTTCTAAGTGCTCCATCTACACTTCCGTAGCAGGCGTATATGGAAACCCAGCTCCCGATGAACTAAACACAGATCCTGTTAAAGGTGGTGTGGATCCAGTGGTACGCTTTGACGTAACTGCTGCAGATTACTACATTGCTAAGATTTCCTGGCCGAACTCCTTTGCGACATCGCCAACTCTAGACGATGCACTTGCATGGGATGGTGAGGTAACTGTCTCTCAGACTTCTGATGCCGGCATGTCTGGTTACGAAGCCGCTAAGGTAGAGTACGATAATGTGACCGAGTATGATCTGACTGTTGCAGGATCGACTTGGTTTCAAATCGAATCTGACGTAACTTACGGGTATGGCAAGTCTTTCCCTGGTGGCGAATATGCTGCTAACGTAGTAGCGGAGTGTATCGCCAGCTAATGAAGACCTTATTAACGGCGGTGGTGGCAGCTTTGATGGCTACTACCGCACATGCTCATGAGTGGACACCAACATACCCCAAGTTCGAACCGTCGTTCATGGAAGGTATTGTCGTGACCACTATGAATATTTTTAATAAAAGATCAGATATAGATTATTATGAACTTACAGTCCATGATGCAGACTGGAGACCAATCCCATTTGCCTCGACTGAAAAGCTTTTACACGTTCCATATCTTAGTAAAAAGAGTGTTGACATCTTTATTAGAGAAGCTGATTGTGACCGTATCGAATATATCTGCACTACATCAAAGCAGTTAGCTCTGGAAGCTCCAACATCTGGCGTAGATTCCAGAATCTGCTCAAAGGTGTAATATGATCAGATACAATATATCAAGATCAATCCTTCTAGCACTCGTTTTTATTTTATTATATGCCTCTGTTGCATTTGGACAGTCTAGCTCCTTAAACCTATCCTTGCCTTCTGCTCCTGGTTCATACCAGTCAGATAGGTTCAAGGCGGGTGATCTAGATTGTTCTAATGCAATCGGTTCCGCCACTAACTTGGAGTTTGGCGTGACTGGCATTATTGGCAGAGGATACACAGATCCTCTAGATGGTTATGTTGATTCGCGCGTCGGAGACGTTGGTGTCTTTGCTAGAATTACCATTCCTTTAGGCCAAAAGCCAAAAGCAAGAATTGATTGCAATGAATTATATTTACTCGAACTGCGTAAGAAACAGTTGGAAGTGATGCGACTTGAACAGGAGATACAACAACTTCGGGCATTACAGTTCCAATAGGAGAAACAAACAGTGTACGAGTATAAAGCGAATTTAGTTAAGGTTGTTGACGGTGATACCGTTGACGTCGACATTGATTTAGGATTCGGAGTATGGTTAAAGGATGAGCGTGTTCGCATCATGGGCATCGACACACCAGAATCTAGAACATCCGACAAAGTCGAAAAGTTATTCGGTCTTGCAGCAAAGAACCGTGTCATTGAGTTACTGGGTGAAAGCGTAGTTCTCAAGACATTTGCTGCCAAGGACGGAGAAGATATGAAAGGTAAGTTTGGTAGGATTCTTGGTGACTTCATTGTAGGTCCAGATAAGAAACTATTGACTGAAGTTATGATTGATGAAGGCCATGCGGTACCGTATCATGGTCAGAGTAAGGATGATATTCAAGCATTACACCTTTCCAATAGAGAAAGATTGGTAGCAAAAGGTGTTGTAATTTTAGAAGACGTTTTAAATGAAGGATTAGAGTAATGGCTGAAGAACAAAAACAAACTCAAGCACCGCAGCAACCTATTGATATGCCAGAAGGCAAGATGGAACTGTCTCTGCGTATTCTTAGCAATGAACTGATTGGTATTAAAATGTCTGTGGATGACATGAAGATGAAGTGGGTTGTTATTGGTGTAGGTGCTATTGGTGCACTTCTCTGGGCTGCATCATCTTTTGGTCCAACCCTCACTAATGCTTTTGGAGGTTTAGGTGGCTAAAACATTACAATCAGATTCCATATATAATCAGTTCGACGAGGACGGTGACGGAATCGTAACGGACGAAGAAATGGCAAAAGCAGAGCGAATGCTCCAGATCGAGAACGATGACAAGAAGCAAGATGCTCAGAGAGGGATGGCATGGTTCGCTCTTTTTGGTATGTTGCTCTATCCATTTGCCATTGTTATCGCGTCTCTCATTGGACAGGAAACTGCTTCCGGTCTACTGAAAGACATTGCTCCAACGTACTTTGTATCGGTTGCGGCCATCGTAGCTGCATTCTATGCAAAGGAAGGTATCGAAGGGATGAAGAAGTAAATGTTTATTCTTTGGCACTCTGCTGTTTTAGTTGGTACTATGGCACTCGCTTTTGGCGCAGGCTATATTACTGCTAAGCAGTTAGGAAACAAAACAGTTGAAGCTGAGCTTGAGGACTAAAAATGGCTGAGATAGAATTCGCTGGGATCAAGTTCAAAGGTGGTAGGATGGTAGCTGTGGCTATGGGTCTATCCACTCTCGTTGGTGGCCTCTATGGTGGCTTTGAAGTCTATAAAGACTACATGGACATGAAAGAGATGATCCAGTCATACGTGGCTCCTGATCTCAG